CTAAAGGTGAACGTGTTGGGTTTACGCCTTATTCAGAATTTGAATTTATAGTTGATGATAAAAGGGTATATAGAATAAAATTAAATGATATTTCAATAAAGTATGAACATAAAGGAACAGAAAAACTCTATAATCCAAGCTGGTTATAAAGCGGTAAAAGAATTAATCAAAGTTGCAGAAGAAGAAATTATTGTAGAAGATGCAGCAGATGAGTTAGCAGCTGATAGATTAAAAAATGCAGCAGCTACAAAAAAGTTAGCTATATTCGATGCTTTTGAAATATTAAATAGAATTGAACACGAAAAAGCAATGCTTGAGAATAAACCAATAGAAGATAAAAAAGAAGCTTTTAGTGGTTTTGCAGAAAAAAGGTCTAGATAATGAGTTATCAACAAACTTTATATAAAATTGTTGAACCAATTAAACGAACAACAATACATAGACTGAATAAAAAGAAAGCTTGGAAGTATGGATATAATGATGAGCATGATGTAGTTGTTATTAGCAGGTCAGGTAAGATAGGTGATATATATGAAATACAAAATTTAAAGATTGCTTTACCACTTGAAGAAAACGTGTATAGCAAATACGATAGATGGACACCTGAAGAATATCCAAAAGAATTAAGAAACATTAAAACCATATTCGACTGGCAAACATACCCAGCTGAATTCAAAGAAAAGTGGCATGCATACATTGATAGAGAATTTACCAGACGCGAAGAAGGCTTTTGGTTTCGCAACAAAGGTAGTAGCACTTATATTACTGGCTCTCATTATATGTACTTGCAGTGGTCCAAGATTGATGTTGGGCAGCCAGAGTTTAGAGAAGCAAACAGATTATTCTTTATATTCTGGGAAGCATGCGAGGCAGACAATAGATGTTATGGAATATGCTATCTTAAAAATAGACGGTCTGGATTTAGCTTCATGTCATCAGCAGAGACAGTTAATCAAGCTACTATCAGTTCCGACGCTAGATTCGGAATCTTATCGAAGACTGGTGCAGATGCAAAGAAAATGTTTACCGATAAGGTCGTACCAATATCCGTACACTACCCATTCTTTTTCAAACCAATACAGGATGGAATGGACAGACCAAAAACCGAACTCGCATATAGAGTACCCGCATCCAAACTCACAAGGAAGTCTATCACCAGCACCGAGCAAAGGGAAGCACTCGAAGGGCTCGATACAACAATAGATTGGAAAAATACAGGTGATAACTCATATGATGGTGAGAAATTAAAATTATTAGTGCACGATGAGTCTGGTAAATGGGAAAGACCAGATAATATTTTAAATAACTGGCGTGTAACAAAAACAACGCTGAGATTAGGAAGTAGGATAATAGGTAAATGTATGATGGGATCTACTTCTAATGCCTTAGATAAAGGTGGAGATAACTTTAAAAAATTATACAATGACTCAGACGTTACAAAAAGAAACAGAAATGGACAGACTAGTTCGGGATTATATAGTTTGTTCATACCTATGGAATGGAACTACGAAGGATTCATTGATTCTTATGGAATACCTGTATTCGATACACCCGCAACTCCAGTTGAAGGGCCATATGGGGATCCAATCGATATTGGAATTATAGAGCACTGGGAAAATGAAGCAGATGGTTTAAGAAGTGACCAAGATGGTTTAAATGAATTTTATAGACAGTTTCCACGTACAGAAGAACACGCATTTAGAGACGAAACAAAAAATAGTATATTTAATTTACAAAAAATATACGAGCAAATAGATTACAACGATGGTGTATTAACATCTGGAGCTGTAACAAAAGGAAATTTTCAATGGGAAAATGGTATAAAAGATTCTAAAGTAATTTTTATGCCTGATACTAACGGAAGGTTTAATATATCTTGGGTTCCTAGTTTAAATTTACAAAACCGTGTAATACTTAAGAATGGAAGCAAATACCCGGGAAATGAACATATAGGAGCATTTGGGTGTGACTCATATGATATATCAGGAACAACAGATGGGAGAGGATCTAAAGGAGCATTGCATGGGTTAACTACTTTTAGTATGGAAGATGCGCCTCCTAATTCATTTTTTTTAGAATATATTGCAAGACCTCAAACAGCTGAAATATTTTTTGAAGATGTACTTATGGCGTTAGTATTTTATGGAATGCCACTTCTTGCAGAAAATAACAAACCAAGATTATTATACTATTTAAAAAGAAGAGGTTACAGGGGTTATTCAATGAATCGTCCTGATAAAACACATAATAAATTATCAACAGCTGAAAAAGAAATAGGTGGTATACCTAATACATCTGAAGATATAAAACAAATTCATGCAGCGGCAATTGAATCATATATAGATAAATACGTAGGATTACAAGAAGACGGAAACTATGGCAATATATACTTCAATACAACATTAAACGATTGGTCTAAATTTAATATAAACAATAGAACAAAGCATGATGCCGCAATAAGTTCTGGTCTTGCAATTATGGCATGTAACAGACACTTATATCAGCCAC